GGATAGATATGTAATTAAGTATCTCCCGCCCCCGGCGGGGGGGTAGGGTTAATGGAAACTATTAACCAACATTTAATGGGTTAGGTTAGGGTAGGGCGTTAGCCCTCTTGGCCTTTCCCCGCGCACCGCAGGTCGCGGGGGGGGGTCCCGGGGGGGGCGCAGCGCCCCCCCGGGGTCTTTAACTACGTTCAGAGTAGTAAAGGATGTCATGACGCTGCACCTTGATGTATGCGTTAGTGTACTTCAATGGGTCGAATTGGTCAATATCCGTAGGATAATACCACCAAAGGAAGAAGATCTCGTTCTTGGGTAGAGTTGAGTTAGTAGCGTCAAAGTTCAAGGTCTTGTTGATCTTGAAGTACTTCTCGATTTTCCATTCATTGATAAGGGAGCGTGAGTCCTTCACGCCTCCCTCCGTTTTAGGGAAGATGACGAAGTCTCTTCGGGTTAGGATCCGGAATGTCTCATCCGGATTGACGGGAGCACAGATTTTAGCGAAATCGTAGGTCTCGGTGATGTTGCCTTGACTTGGGTTAAAATTGCGGGATCTATTACTCCCGCTGTTGTTAGTCCTGAAGAAGTTATTGTTGTAAGCGGTGTTAGGTGTGACACTACTAGCACCACTCTTGGCTTGGCACATGTACCAACGGACACGCATTGGACCAATGTCAGATTCGCCGCCTTGGCCCCACGAGCCAAAGAATCTGTGACACACTTTTATGCCCTTGACATGGATCTGGTTACGCTCACGAGCGATCAGATTGTCACTGGTAGTCGCTTGGTCACTCTGTGGCCATGCTAGTTGTAAAATTTGGAGCGATCCAAATCCGTTGGTAGTCGGAGGAGCTTCGGGGTCCGTAGCTATCTTTTTCGAACTGTTCCTAACAGTGGGCGCAGTCCGCCCTTTTGGTATTCGTTTACTTCTGTTGAGCTCAAACCGTCGCGCGCGCGACCCACGCAACGCCTTGCTGATAACGTGCGCAGCACGTAAGGCTGCTGGTCCATATTTGTTCACAATCTTCACAGCCTTGTTAGAGCCGTAGCGCTTCTTGGCATACACCCGTGCCAGGCTCATGGCCCTAGGGCCGTATTTCATTGCATAAGGTACCAACGCAGTGCTCATTGTTTTTATGGATCAAGGTGGCGAGCATAGTATTACCTCGCCACTTCATTCCTCCCTACCATGAGTCGTGCCAAACGTTGGGTGTTTACACTCAACAACTATACAGACGACGAAGTCACCTCTCTGCGTGCCCTTACGGATGTAGAATACCTGATCTTTGCCAAGGAGGTTGGAGAGCAGGGCACTCCCCACCTCCAGGGTTTTTGTGTTTTTAAGACTGCGCAGCGGTTGACCACGGTCAAAAATGCCTTGGGACAACGCATTCACGCAGAGGTCGCTCGAGGTTCGCCCCAACAGGCTCGAGACTATTGTCGAAAGCCAACCACCCCTCCCGATGATATCTACGAGTTCGGTACCTGCCCAGGTCCGCAGGGACGTCGAACAGATTTGGAGCAGGCCTTTCTCTGGGCCGACTCTTTTTTCACCGATCATGCACGTCCCCCCACAACGCCCGAAGTTGCCCGAGAGCTCCCTACAATCGCCACGAAGTTTACAAACTTCACCCGCGTCGTCCGCCTTCGTCACGACGTCGCCCCTCGCGAAGAGGAAGTTGATCTTTACGGCTGGCAAGCCGAATTAAACGATATGCTGCACGATGCTGCAGATGATCGTACGATTTTATTCTATGTTGATGAAGAAGGTAACCACGGCAAAAGTTGGTTTCAGCGGTGGTTTTGTGAGCAAAACCCAGATGATGCGCAGATGTTGTTTCCTGGGAAGACACAGGATGTGGCTATGGTCTTGAACGAGTCTAAGCGAGTTTTCTTTTTTAATGTTGCCCGTGGACAGATGGAATATCTTCAGTATCAGATCCTAGAACAGTTGAAGGATCAAGTGGTATTTTCTCCGAAATATCACTCTCTAGTGAAACGTCTAAGTGGGCCACCCCACGTCGTGGTCTTTTCTAACGAGTTGCCGAACATGGCACGCCTTAGTGAGGATAGATATGTAATTAAGTATCTCCCGCCCCCGGCGGGGGGGTAGGGTTAATGGAAACTATTAACCAACATTTAATGGGTTAGGTTAGGGTAGGGCGTTAGCCCTCTTGGCCTTTCCCCG